CCTCTTCTCGCTCTTTGTGAGCCGAATTCCCCGAAAGCGAGGGCCAGATGTCTCGCGCTGATGACCTGAGAGCCGACTACGACCGCCTGGGCGTCCTGTTGATGGAGTGCGAGCCCGGATCCGGCGCCGCCGCACTGGTGCGTGAGCGCCGAATCGTCGGCGAGTTGCTCGATCGGCTGGAGAAACCGGAAGAGGTGCCGTTTGTCGATGAAGTGGGCGAGAAACGCAAGGCCAAGAGCAAAGCTCCTGTCGCTCCCGCAAGGCGCCGTCAGTCTCGACGAAGCACACGAGGCGATTGATCTCTGGGAGTTCTACAGCGGCAAGGTCGCTGACCCGACGCAGCGGCTCGCCGTCGAGATCATGATGGCTCGAGACGCGTCGGGCCGATGGGCGGCTCGCACGACCGGTCGAGAGATGTGCCGGCAGAACGGCAAGGGCGATGAGATCGAGATCGTCGAGCTGTGGGGATTGATCAAGTTGGGCGAGGCGATCCTCCACACGGCGCATGAGTTGTTCACTGTGGCCAAGGCGCACGAGCGCATGGTCGAGTTGCTCGGTCACCCGGATCTCGCCCGCAAGGTGTCCGGCGTCCTGAACGGCGTGGGGCAGCAGGAAATCAAGTTCCATAATGGCGGCATCGTGGCGTACCGGACCCGCACAGGCGGCGGCGGTCGTGGTCTCGACGACATCAGCCGGTTGATCGTGGATGAGGCCCAGCACGCCAAGAAGGAACAGCTGGCGAGTTCGTCGTCGACGATGCTGGTGAACCCGAACCCGCAGATGAATGCGCTCGGTACCGGGGCGATCGCCACTCAGGTCACCGAGTTCTCGGCGTGGTGGTGGAAAATTCGGATGCGCCACCTGCGCGGCGGTGGTGAACGGTTCGGCTATCTCGGCCACACCGCCGAAGACGTGAGCCTTGACGAGGACGGCAACGTCGTGCAGGGCGCGATCGACGTGCGCGACGAGCGGCTGTGGTACGCATCGAATCCAGTTCTGCACACACCTCGAGGTGACATCGAGTTCTTCCGCGAGGAGCTCGAGAACCTGGGAGACGATCTTTTCGCACGGGAGCACTTGTGCGTGTGGGATCCACCCAACCTGGCGGCGTCAGGCAAAGCCAAGATCGACCCCCACGATTGGCGTAAATGCCATGATGCCGGCAGCCCGATCGTCGGCAAGATCGGCGTGAGCGTCGGCACGACGTTCGCCCTGGATCGGTCTTCGGTAGGGATTGGCGGCCGCAAAGTCGACGGCGAGCGTGTCGTCGAGATCGTCCAGCATGACGGCGGGTCCCACTGGGTCGAGGTCGCGCTCCTCGACGTGTTCGAACGCAACCAGGTGGCCACCGTGTCGTTCGATGCGACGGGTCCGACGAAGGCGCTGCGGCCGATGCTTGAGCGGATCATCGCCGAGTTCAACAAGACCGCCGGCAGTGATCGACAGATCAAGCTCGATCCGTTCGGATCGTCGAAGTATCAGGCCAGTTGCGCAGCGTTCGTGGCTGGTGTCGAGTCACACACGATTCGTCATCGCGGCGACAACCGGTTGACGAATCTGGCGGTGTCGACGTCCGCTCGCAAAGCCGGGAACGGCTGGATGTGGGATCGACGTGGCGGTGACATCACGCCGCTCGAGGTAGCGACGTGCGCCGCGGCCGCAGCCGAAGTTCTACCCGTGACTGAGCGCCGCTCGGTGTACGAAACCGACGAACTGTTGACCGTCTGATGGAGGTGCAAGTGCTGATCATTCTGCTCGCTCTCCTCGTCGTGTTGCTCGTTCTTGGTGTCGCCGTGCTGGTCCGCTGGTGGACCTGGCGCCCGGTGACGAAGCGTCGTGTGTTGGTGCAGACCGATGCCGATGTGTCGTTCGCCGGTGTGGTGCTGTCTCGCCGGGGTCCGCTTCTGGTGCTCGCTGACGTGACGGTGCGCACCGGTCAGCATTCAACCGTCGCGGATGGCACGGTCGTGATCGACCGGGCGCGGGTGTTGTGGATGCAGGTGGCCTGATGGGCGTGCAGGTTCTGGTCGACGGGACTCCGGTGACGCTCGACACACGGCTGTGGTCGTGGGATGCGACGTTCAATCCGGTAGCTCCGAACAGCTACATCGGGTGTTCTCGCACGGATCCGATCGAGATCTTCCGTACGCAGCGATCCGTGCGCATGGTGGTCGGATTCCTGGCGCGCAACATCGCCCAGGTCGCCGTTCACGCGTACACCACCGATACTGACGGTGATCGGTGGAGAGTGCCGTCGGCTCGTACGTTGCCGCGGCTGCTCAAGGAGCCGTCGTCGACGACCACCGCGTTCGAGTTCATGCGACAGCTCGTCACCGATATCTGCCTGTTCGATCGGTATGCCTCGCGCATCGTGGCCGTGAACGGTCGCATCGAGGTGCGTCGAATGCCGCCGAACCTGTGGGCGTTCAAGCGCAACGCTGACGGCAGCCCGAACCATGTGCTCGTGATCGACGAGAACGGTCGGGCGGTCAGGGTCGAACTGTCGGACTTGTTGTGGTTCGACGGGTTCCCGTGTGACAAGGACACGTCACCCCTGCAAGCGTTGGCCGCTCTCATCGACGAAGAGCGCGAGAGCGATCGGTACCGCACCGAGATCTGGCGCAACGGTGGCCGGTTCGGTGGTTGGATTGGCCGACCGTTGGAAGCACCCGACTGGACACGTAAGCCCGACCCCAACGGGTTGTCGGGGCGGCAGTCGTTCAAGGCAGGCTGGCGCGGGTTCGCTTCTGGTGGTGGCCGCGAGGGTGAGACGCCGATCCTCGAAGAGGGCATGACCTATCACGAGCTCGAGAACGGCATGACGCCGGAGTCGGCGCAGCAGCTCGAAACCCGCAAGTTCTCCCTCGCTGAGACGATGGCAGCGTTCTGGGTTCCCGGCCAGTTGCTCGGAGTGCTCGACGGGAACTTCAGCAACGTCTCCGCCTACCGCGAGCTGCTCTACAGCGACACGTTGGGGCCATGGTTCCAAGAGCTGCAGCAAGGCATCAACGCCCGGTTGTTGCCGCACCCGTTGGTGAGCGCAACCAGCGACGTGTTCGTCGAGTTCACCGTTGGCGAGAAGCTGCGGATGGCGTTCGAGGATCAGGCGCGAATCCTGCAGACCGCGACGGGCGGACCGATCATGACCCGAAACGAAGCTCGCCGTCTGCTCAACCTGCCGTCGATCGATGGTGGCGACGAGCTGATCGTGCCGCTGAACGTGCTCACCGGCGGTCAGGCGTCACCGACCGATTCCGGCTCCCAGAACCAAGGAGGGCAGTGATGCCACGACCGACCAATCTCGCTGAGCTGCGCGCCTTCTTGGCGAACCGGGCCAAGACGCGACCGGAGAACGAAGTGCCCACCGTCGCCACCGACGGCACCGTTGCCACGATCAGGCTCTACGAGCCGATCGATTCGTGGGGCGGCTGGTGGGGGCTGTCGGCGGAGGACTTCGCCGAGGCGATCGACTCGCTGCCGGCGAACGTGACCGAGATCCGCTTGTTGATCAACTCGCCCGGTGGCGACGTGTTCGATGGAGTGGCGATCGCCAACGTGCTCGCCGCACATCCGGCCCGTGTCGTCGCCGTTGTGCAGGGCATCGCCGCCTCGGCCGCCACGTTCGTGGCGATGCGCGCCAACGAACTGGTGATGAACCCCGGCTCGATGCTGATGATTCACGACGCCTCGGCCGGGGTGTACGGCTGGGCCGAGGACATGCGCCAGATGGCGGATCTGCTCGACACGATCAGCAACAACATCGCCGACATGTACACCGCGAAGGCTGGCGGCACGTCGGCCGAGTGGCGGGAGCGGATGCAGGCCGAGACGTGGTACACCGCCGAGTCCGCTGTGACGGCGGGGCTCGCTGATCGTGTCGGCGATGCCGTCGCCGAGGACGCGCCGACCGACGTCGAGCCGGAACCCGATCCGCCGGCGCCGTTCATGGACCGGTTCGTCTGGACTGCCAACGAGGCCCGATCTCGACTCGGCCTCCCCGAAGTCGAGGTCGTTGCCGACCCTACCGAGATCGCCTCCACCACGGAGGACGACGCCGATGCCCAGAGCATCAGCGACACGAATACCCGCAATCGCATCAACGCGATGCGGCTCGCTCTGGTCACCGCCTGAGCACCCATCAACCCCGAACAAAGGAGCAGGCACCATGCCCGCAACCATCACTGACCGGGTCGCTGAGCTCCGTGCGGAAGCTCAGACGATCATCGACAACGCCCTCGCCGAGAACCGCGAGCCGACCTCGGAAGAGCAGGCACGCTTCGACGCGGTGCTCGCTGCCATCACCAACATCGGGCGCACCGACTCGACCACTGCCGCCGTGACATCGATGCTCGATCGTCCGGCAGACCCGCACGCCCAGTCGACTGCTGTCGACTTCGGCCAGGCGTTCGTTGACTCGCATGTCATGCAGGCGATCCGTGATCGATACCCGAACGGGCTCTCCATGGACCAGCGCCTCCCCGACGGTTTCGGCGGACAGGCCACCGTCGGCCGGGTGCGCAACGCGTTGTTGCAGGACCCGAACCTGACGCCGCCCCGCCACGTGATCGACGCACCGACCGGTGTCGCCGTCATGGACCTGATGAACGCGATCACCGTGATCGACGACGCGCCTCGCTTGGTCGATCACTTCACCGCCACGTTCACCAACGCGGCGGCCGTGGTGGCCGAGTCCGACGGCGACCCGGAAGACACGGTCGGCGTCAAGCCGGAATCGGCGCTCGTGTGGACCCCGACCCCGCTGATCCAGGACACCATCGCACATGTGCTCCCGGTCACCAACCAGGCGCTGAGCAACAACTCCATGTTGGCTCAGATCATCAACTCGTTCATGGTCAACGGCGTGCGCGCCACCGCTCAGGCACGAGTCGCGACGCAGCTCGCTGCGTGGTCTGGGCTCGCCACACAGGCGTGGGACACCAACGTGCGCACGACGTTGCGCAAGGCGATCACCAAGGCGCAGACTGCCGCAGCGTTGACCGGTGCCGGTCCGATCTCGATCATCATCTCGGCACTCGACGCTCAGGCACTCGACCTCGAGATGCTCGCCACGCTGAACACGTCGCCCGGGGAGGCACCGCAGCAGGTGTCGAACATCTGGCGGGCACCGCTCGTGGTCGTTGCCGGCGGGCTGCCGTCGGGCTTCGCCTACGTCGGCGACCCTCGCCAGATCATCTGGTACACGTCGGGTGGCGTGGAGCTCGCCGTCGGCCTGGTCAACGACCAGTTCAAGCGGAACGAGCAGACGATCCGGGCCGAGACGCAGGGCGTGACCGGCGTGCTCAACGCCAGCGCGATCGTCAAGGCCGACGTCGTCGCCTGATTCACCTTCGTTCCCTGGCGGGAACTCGCGGCGGTCGCGGTCGCCCCCTGACCGCGACCGCCGCACAGAACATCGACACCAACTCACGATCGGAGATCGTCATGCTCGTCGTTCACAACGGCATCCAGTACAACTCGAAGAATCTGCCCGCCCACGTCAACCCGAAGGATTGCGTGCCGGCGGCGAAGTGGTTCCGCGAGAACCGCACGACCGGGGCCGACCTTCAGTCGGTCGCACCGGAAGTCGACTCCGCAGCGGCAGAGCAGATCCTCGCCGACGCCCGAGCTGAGGCGGAGCGCATCGTTGCTGAGGCGACAGCGACCGCCGAGCAGATCGCCACCGACGCAGCGGCAACACTCAACACTGGAGGTGTGGTCAGTGCGGGTGAGACCGTGGTCGTGGGAGAGAAGGCCCCCGAGCAGGTCGTGCCGGCGAAGTCGACTCGCAACAAGAGCTGACCAGGATGCCCCGTCCAGCGCTCGTGGTCGAATGGCCAACCGGTGACGATCTGCGTGCATGGCTGCCGAGCGAGGCCGTCTCAGCGGTCACGGACGCCACGCTGATCGATCTCGTGGTGGCTGATGCTGCGGCGTCGATCATCGAGCGCTGCGATCCGGCCAAGCTTCCATCAGACGAGGATCAATGCCCACGCTCGGTGCATCGTGCGATCGTGCTCGCAGCGGCCAAGCTGTTGTACCGGCGTCAAGCGCCGCACGGACTCGCCGCGTTCGCTGAGGTCGCTGTTCGCATTCGTGCTGACACCGACGCCGAGTCGGCGCTGTTGCCGTTCCTGTCCGGACCTGAGCCGTGAGCATCATCGGTGACGCGACCGAAGCGCTTGTCGGTCGCTGCAAGACGGTCCTGACTTCCACCGACCCGATCCAGGCTGCGGCACCGTCAAGCCCGGTTGCTTCGTCGGCGTACGTGTGGGCTGGTGACCCGTGGGTCAGCGCCGACGAGTCGTCGGGGTTCTGCAACGCAGGGCTCGTGACGTTGGCGGTCGACCTGGTCGCCGGCACGACGGACCTGGTGCAGTCACAGAAGTGGCTTGCTGATCGTGTCGAGGAGCTGTGGCTCGGCTGCTCCGATGGCGTCGATGTCGGCGTCGACACGATCACCCCGGCGACCGTTGCTCGCCCGTCGATCGTTCAGACGCTGTCTGGCGGCGTCGAGCTGCTCGTCGTCCGAGTTGATTTCACCCCGTTCCGATTGGAGAACTGACATGGGCAAGCCCCGCCCCAAGTACGTCGCCGTGAAGGCGTTCAGTGTCGGCCGCTTCCGTTTCGCCCAGGGCGACGCGGTGACTGGCGAACGACCGCTCGCTCTCGGCCTCAAGTTCGGTTACGTCGTTGACACCTCCAAGCGTGGTGGGGCTGACGAGTCGACCGATCCCGAAACCCCCACGCCGGACACTCCGGCCGAACCACCGCAGGAGAACCAGTCATGAGAATTCGCAACATCGGACTCAAGATCGACGGCGACGACTACAAGTGTCGCGCTCGGTCGTGCAACCTCACACCGCTCGACGGCGTGAACCTGTGCACCGACAACATCGACTACGAACTCGCCACCACCCTCGAGCTGACGTACGGTGCCACCGGCACGTACAACCAGCTCTCGGCGCTGGCGGGCACCCTGGTCACGTTCGAGGTGTCGCCGCTCGACGGTGCGGCGGCTGCGTCCAACCCGATCGCGACGTTCGACGCGTACATGCCGCCGATTCCGATCATGATCGGGTCGCCTGGCGAAGTCGGCACGTTCGACCTCACCGTCCAGTCAGAAGGTGGCGTCGTCGTCGACATGACGCCATGACCACCCCATCGATCACCGTTGAGGGCGCCCGCGAGTTGCGGGCCGCCCTCAAGGCGGTCGAGGGTGGTATCGCCGATCTCAAGACCGTGCACGCCGATGCCGCCGGCATCGTCGAGAAACGTGCGGGCGAGATCGTGCCCCGGCTTTCGGGTGCGCTGTTCAACTCGTTGCGGTCATCTGGGCAGCAGACCGCTGGCGTGGTGCGTGCCGGCTCGGCCGGCGTGCCGTATGCCGGGATCATCCACTTCGGCTCCGCAGCGCGCAACATCCGGCCGCAGCCGTACCTGTACGACGCCATCGATGATCGCCGCAAGGAAGTCGTCGAGGTGTTCGAGCAGCGCGTGAACGAACTGATCAAGAAGAACGATCTCGACTGAGATCACCAACAAAGGGGGAACCGAAATGGCCCAAACCAACATCACCGTCACTTTCACCGATGACTCGGTGGTCAAGCTGCCGATCCTGCCGATCCATCGTGTCGCCTTCGAGCGTCACTTCGGTGTGCCGTTCGGTTCGCTGCAGGATGAACCGTTCGAGGAGCGGTTGCTGTGGCTCGGTTGGCACTCGGCCGTGAAGGGTCGACCGAACCCGCCGACCTTCGATGAGTGGCTCGAAACGGTCGCCGCTCTCGGCGGCGGCGACACCGAGGAGGAGGCCGACCCTTTGGGGAAGACGGCACCCTCTGGCGAATCGTTGCCGTCGCCATCGAGTCCGGTGCCGGCATCCCCTTCGATCGACTGATCGAGGACGACGACCTCCTCGACACCGCTCACGCCTACCTGGTGTGGCGCGAGGCCGAACTGAAACGCAAACGTCGACGCTGAGGAGGGCCTCATGGCGCGTGACATCAACGTCAAGATCCTCGGTGACAACAAGGGGCTGACCAGCGCTCTCGATGACAGCTCATCGAAGCTGGGTTCGTGGGCGGGTGCAGCAGCGAAGACTGTCGCCGCGGGCGTGGTCGCCGCTGGCGCTGTCGCAGTCACCGGCATCATCAAGGCGATCGACTTCGACACGCAGATGCGTGAGGTGTTCACCCTGCTGCCCGGGATCTCGGGTGAAGCGATGAACGAGATGTCGGGTCAGGTCAAGAAGTTCTCGACCGACTTCGGTGTCCTCCCGAACGATGTCGTTCCTGCCCTGTATCAGTCGTTGTCGGCTGGTGTGCCGCCGGGCAACGTGTTCGACTTCTTGGAGGTTGCGAACCAGGCTGCCAAGGGCGGTGTCACCGATCTGACGACCGCTGTGGACGGCATCTCGTCTGTGGTCAACGCGTACGGTGTCGAGGCGATCGACGCCACCCAGGCATCGGACCTGATGTTCACTGCGGTGCGTCTCGGCAAGACGAACTTCGAGGAGTTGTCGGCGTCGCTGTTCCAGGTGACACCAACAGCTGCTGCGCTGGGTGTCGAGTTCGGTGACGTGACCGCTGCCCTTGCATCGTTGACCGCCCAGGGTGTGCCGACGTCGGTCGCCACGACGCAGCTGCGGCAGTTGTTCGTCGAGCTCTCCAAGGATGGCGGCAAGGCCGCTGTCATGTTCCAGGACCTGTCGGGCCAGACGTTCAAGGACTTCATCGCCGGTGGCGGCAACGTGCAGGACGCACTCGAGCTGATGGGTGGGGCCGCTGCTGAGTCGGGGCTGGGGATCAACGACCTGTTCGGCTCTGTCGAGGCTGGCGCTGCGGCGTTGTCGTTGACCGGGGCGAACGCCGACGGTTTCCGAGCGAACCTCGAAGCGATGGGCGATTCGGCTGGGGCGACACAGACCGCGTTCGACACGATGGACGGCGGGCTCCGTCCACTGATCAACCGGCTCAAGGCGTTCGGCGCGGTCGCGTTGATCTCGATCGGTGAGTGGTTCATCCCGAAAATCGAGCAAGCCGTAGCGATCGTGCAGGACAACTGGCCGACGATCATGAAGGTCGTCGATGCGGTGCGCGGTGGAGTCACCAAGGCAATCAACTGGATCACGAGCAAGGTGATCCCGCCGTTGGTGGCCGCGTTCGCTATGGCGGTGGCGTGGGTTCAGGACAACTGGCCAAAGATCAAAGACACGATCGAATCGGTGCTCGGTGGCGTTCGCAGCGCGTTCGAGTGGGTCATCAACAACCAGCCGGTACTGATCGGCGTCCTGACCGCCATCGGTGTGGGGTTCGCTGCGTGGGCGATCTCAGCCGCTGCGGCCGCCGCGTCGACCCTGATTGCCATCGCACCGTTCATCGCCATCGGCGCAGCGATCGCCGCTGTCGTGGCTGGCGTGATCTACGCCTACCAGAACTTCGAGACGTTCCGCACGGTGGTCGACACCGTGCGCGCATGGCTGGTCGACACGCTCTGGCCAGCGATCCAGGACGTCGCCACCGGGATAGCTGACGCGTTCGGTGAGCTGGTCGAGTTCGTGCAGACGCACTGGGACTCGATCCGAGCGGTGATCGATGCAGCGATCACGGCCGTGAAGGTGACCATCGAAACGACCGTCGCAGTGATCACGGCGATCTGGGCCAAGTTCGGTGACGAGATCCTCGCCCAGATCACGACGGTGTTCGACACGATCAAGTCGGTCGTGCAGGCCGCCATCAACATCGTGCGGGGAATCATTCAGACCGTGACCGCTCTGATCAAGGGCGATTGGTCGGCGGCTTGGGAGGGAATCAAGTCGATCGTCACCGCCCAACTCGATCTCGTCAAAGCGGTCATCACGGGGGCGCTCGAGACGATCAAGAACTCACTCTCAGCGGCCTGGGAAGCGATCAAAGCTGGCGCATCGGCAGCCTGGGAGACACTCAAGACCGTTGTCACCGAGGCCGCCGCCGGGGTCGTGTCCGCCATAGCGGCGATTCCAGACCTGCTGCTCGGCGTGGTGTCGTCGATGCTGGCGGCAGGCAAGTCGCTCGGCAAGGCAATCCTCGACGGACTGATCGAGGGTGTGTCTGGTGCAGTGACGGTGGTGTCGAACATCGGCAACGCCATCGGCAAAGCCGCACAGTCAGCCATCAACACCCTGATCGGTTTGGTGAACAGTGCGCTCGAGTTCACGATCCCGTTGCCGTTCGGTCAGTCAATCAACGTGAACCCACCCGACCTTCCCAAGCTGCAGGTGTTTCACACTGGCGGAATCGTGCAGGGCCGGCGCGGCGCTGACGTACCGATCCTGGCCCAGGCCGGAGAAGGCGTGTTCACCGAGGATCAGATGCAGGCGCTCGGCATGGCAATCCGTGGTGATGCCGGCGGCATGACCCCCGGTCAGCCGATCATCCTCATGATCGAGGGACACCCGATCACGGCAATCATCGAACGACGCGAGAATGCGATGAGGTACGCGGCATGAGCACGCTTCGGATCGGTCGGTGTGTCATCGACAAGTGCATCGGGTCGCTTACCATGGCCGGGGACCGGGTGTCGATCACGGGCACCTTCGACGGCGACTCGCTGGCTCACGGAAAGATCATTCGTCAGCAGTTGCTCGGCCTGGTCGACAACGACGACGAGCCGGTCGTTCCGCTGGTGTCGGACCTCGACCCCGACCTCGACGGGTTCTACCGTGTGGTATCGGCGTCGTGTGCGCCGCGCAGAGGGCGTGCCTACTCGGCGACTTCGATCGGTGGTCGACACGACTACGACGTCCAGTTGGAACGTGTCAGCGGCGGGTATGCGAACCCGTCGATCGAGATCCCCTACGTGACAGCGAGCCGACCGACATCCCCGTCGGCGGTCACGCATCTACCGCGTCTCGGCCTGCCCGCTGCCGCGTTGCAGGTGGGTGGTGTGACTGCCCTTGTAGCGGGCGATCGCGACAATGACGATGGGTCATCAACCGAGCTGTTCACCATCCCAGCAACCGGAGTCGCCACGATGGTGCTCCCGACACCAGCGTCAGCGTTGACCGGTGGTTGCCGCATCGAGGTTGGCGGCTACCCGGTCATCGGCCGGCAGCTGCCGACGCCGGACGCGTCGACGATCACCATGTCGAACGGGTTCTTTCGGATGCGGTTCGTTGGTTCAGCCGGTGCCGCCACCTCTGTTGCGTGGGATGTGTACGACGGTGCGACCTGGGATGCGGTCAGTTCAGCAACGCTCGATGTCGACACCAATCCCACGTCATCGACGACGTGGCGTGATGTGGTGTTGGTCGAACCGATCATTCTTGTCAACTCCGCTGCGCTCGTGGCTGTTCGTTTCGCGATCGAGACGAAGGGCGGCACGTCCACGTTGACGTTCTCGCTTCGTCGCGGAGCACCGTTCATCGCTGTGGATGCGTCAAACCCGCAGGGCGGCGAACCGCTCGGACTGAAACTCACCATGGCGAATCTGTCGACGGCAATCACCGGTGGCCGACATCAGACCGCGAACGGCGCCACCGGGCATCGGTGGGTGTTTGCATCGGCTCACGCGTTCACCGTGTCGTCGTTCGACATCACATGGGTGGATGGTGGCGGGGTTCAACTCGCCCGACCGTTCGCTTTGGGCGTCGAGTTCACCGGCACCTCAGCCGCAGGGATCAACACCGCCGCCGCGTGCATCGCTGAATGGTGGGCGCTCATGTCGACCGCCGTCAATGTCGTTTCCCGTTAACCGAAGGAGAACCATCATGCGTCGTCTCGTCGCTGCTGCCATCGTCGCCGTTTCCGTGTTGCTCGCGTCGCCTGCCGATGCGGTGCGTCAACCGCCCCAACCGGCACCCGAATGCGTGTGGCACAAGTCGCCGCGTGGGTGGTGGGGTTGGTTGTGCCCAGTCACGCAGGATGACGTGGTGGGTCGTTCACTCCGGTGAGCGTCACTGAACATCTGATGCGCCCCGGTAACGGGTCGATCGGCTTCACTGCCGACCTCCCGGTATCGGTGTCGAAGGCGATCATGGATTTGGTCGACGAGAGCGCCGGTGGCATCGGTGCTCACATCGTGATCACCGGCGTCAGGGTTGACCCGTTGGCAATCGGTGACGCTGCGGTGTTGGCGGCTGCGACGTACACCGGTCGGATCACCGCCCGACCGTCGCGCACGAGTCTCGAGTTCGCCGGGCTCGGTTCGTGGCTCGACTCCTACATCGACGCCACGATCACCCGTTCCGCAGGCACACCGACGCAGTGGTTAGGGGATCTGCTGATCAACAGCTTGACCGCGGGCACCGTGTCTGGTGGGTCAAACGTGTCGAAGACATTCCCGGCTCACATCACCACCCGCCGCGAAGCGCTCGACACCATCGCAGGGCTCGGCGGTTGGGAGTACCGCATTCGCCCGAACTTCACAGTCGACGCCGGCACGAACCTGTTCCGCACCGCTGGCACGGCCGGGACCGTTGTTGTCACCCGCAAATCGGAAGGGCCAGACGGCACGTACCGCGGTGTTGATGGTTCGATGCTCGATCAGGAAATCAGGGTCGGCAACCTCGCAACGAAAGCGGTAGCGCTCGCAGAAGGCCAGGGCGTGTCGATCGCGAAAGGTTCTGCCACGGCGTCACGTGCGTTGCGTGCCCCGCTCGGTGGTGCAGCGACGTTCGTCACAGTGTTCTCGGCACCCGGCGAAGAGTCCGCCAACGCGAACACGGTTGCGCAGTCGTTCCTGAACTTGCAGGGGATGCGCCGCAAGGTCAACGTGTCATCGAAAACCCATCACCTGCCGCGGTACATGGTCCCCGGCGACGAGGTGTACGCATACGACCTGGCGGCAGGGATTGTCGACACGTCGAACCAGGCCCAGTTCCGTGGCGAGACGATCTTCCCGGCGAAAGTGCGCTGCCTGTCGTACACGTGGCCGATCGAGCAGGGCTGCGGTGTCTACATCCGCTCGAACGCAGCATCGGGCACCTACATCGATGTGACCGATTGGGTGGCGTGGGAAACCGATGTCGCGTGGTGGACGGTTGGTGACTGGTCGCCCTCGAACTATGGGCGGGTGAACCGCACCGACCCAGAGATCGAACAACGCATCGGTGAGGACCGGGCGGTTCGGGTGATGGGCTGGGATGACGGCCCAACATCGGACACCACCGGCATCACCACGCTCTCGAATGTCGGGATGTTCGTGGACTTCACCGCCGATCCGTCACGCACCTACCGAACCACAGCGATCGTGTCGATCAGCCAACAGACATCGGCGTCGTTCCCGAACGTCCACATTGCTGATGGGTCGAACAACTCGTTGCGGTTGGCTGCGTCGAACATGGCTGTGAACGCACGCCAGCAGATCGCTGTGGTGCACATCGAGTCAGGCATCTCAGGGTCGCAGCGGCGTCAGGTGCAGTGTTCTGTCGCGGCAGGGTCGATGACGGTGCATGGCACATCGAACCAGCGGGGCACGATCGTGGTCGAAGACATCGGCCCGGCGTAGGAGGACTGATGACGACGATTCTCGAAGCTGACCAGTGGGGCATGAGGTTCGCTCGACCACCGGTCAAGCAGGACCCGATGAACGTGTACCGGCTGTACCTGCATCATCGTGCGGGCGTCGACCCGGCCGCGCTCAACCCGTCGTGGGATGACGACGCAGCCGCAGCGTTCCTCGCGATGAACGAGGCAGCGATCAGCCAGAAGGGCTACTCGGCCACCGACTACAACCTGCTCACCCATCTGTCACCAGAGCGTCACGCCACCGTTGGCATCGCCCGCGGCGAGTACATGCCAGCGGCAACACTCGACGACAACCCGGGCTCGAAGACGGTGTGCCTGATGGGGTACTTCCATCCAGGCTCGAAATGGTCACGTCCACCAGAGGGCGCCGAGATCGAGGCATGTGCGGTCGGGTTCGCTGAGATCTACCGGCGCGGCTGGTGCCGGCCGGACGCGTTCATTCTCGGCCATCGAGACAACCCAAAGCACCCGGGCGCGACCGCGTGCCCTGGTGACTACCTGTACCCGAAGTTGCCGATCATTCGGGCGCGCGTCGCTCAGCTGCTCATCCCCCACATCGAAGAGGAGATTCCGATGGAGTTGTTCACGTTGACCAAGGGCCCCGCCCCGCTGTTCGAGCGGTCTGGTGGTCTGGTGCGCTGGGTGTCGCTCGCTGAGTGGCAGGCAATGGGCGCACCGCCAGCGGACCGGATCATGTCGGCTACCGAAGCGAAGCGGTACCGGTTCGTGTCGTCACCCGCCGATGACCCAGCAGCTGTTGCCGACTCTCGTGCGTTCGGGAGCCGATGCTGATGGCAGCGACAGCCGAGGAACGCATTGGCGTACTCGAAGCCGGGCAAACCGAGCTGCGCGCCGACATTCACAAGATCGGTGAGAACGTCGACGAGATCCGCCGCGAGCTCGCCGGACGCCCGTCGTGGGCGGTCGCCACGATCATCACCCTGCTCTCGTCCACCTGCTGCGGCCTGATCGTCGCGCTCGCCACATCCGTCACCCTCTGAGGAGAACACCCATGTTTGCCGACCTACTCCCCGCATTTCTCAAGCCGATCGCGAAAGCCATCGCCGTGCTCATCACGTCCTGGATGGTCCTGCTCGTGGCGTGGCTCGTCCGCAAGACCGGCGTGGAGATCCCGATCGATCCGTCCGTCGTCGAGACGCTCGTCTATTCGTTGCTGCTGTCGGCAGTGACCTACCTCACCACCAATCTCCCGAAGGAGAACTGACATGGCATTCACGATGGCCAACCGAGGCCTGTACGCGCTGCTCAACTCAGCAACGACTGGCTCGACCGACGTGCGGGCTGCGGTGTTCACTGGCACCCCGCCGTCAGCGGCAACGATCCGTGACTGGAACTTCTTGTCTGACGTGATCGCGGACGGCGCCTCAGCTGAGGCGACCGTGAGTGGCTATGCGCGCCAGGATCTCGCGTCGTTCTCGATCACCGAAGACGACACCAACGACCGGGTGCAACTGCTCGCTGCCGCGCCGACGATGACCAGCGTTGCCGCCGGTGAGACGTTCAGCTTCATCGCCTACTACATCGAGGGCGGGTCCGACGCGGCACGCACCTTGATTGGCATCGACACCCCGTCGTCGACGCTGATCACCAACGGCGGCAACGTCACGCTGCCGGCTTTGACGATCAACGTCACCGGCAGCTGATCGCATCGACCCGTGGGCGACTGGCGGTGTGAATCATGGCGGTGACGTACAGCGGCGCGTTGTTCAACGTCTCGCAAGTCGCCATGACGGCCCCGACGCCGTCTGGTGCTGGCGGCATGGTCGTCGTGTTCGCCGCGTACTGCGGGACCAGCCCAACACCGCAAACATCGGTTGACTGGACGCTGATCGCAGATCAGGCCACATGGAACGAGGCCGGTGTCAAGGCGTACTACTCGGTGGCCTCGTCGCCGGACATGGTGTTTCTGCGGACCGGGACCAACACCGAAGCAGGTCTGCACTCTTTCCGGATCAGCGACGCCAAGACATCGACACCCAACGTGAAGTTCGCCGCTGCATCGTCGGGTGGATTCGTGAGTTCGGAGAACCTGCCCGACGCGGCCACCGCTCCCGATGGTGTGGCGCTGGTCGGCGTTGGGATGCAAACGTCGACAGTGACAGCAACGTCACTCGGATTCACGGCCGACTATTCCGGCGATATCGGCTCGGAGGGTTGGTTCGCCAGGGACTGCTTCGTGGGCCACCTGGATTCCGTCACGCCGGGTGGCGGGACGTTCGACGCAGGTACGGCAACGTTCGCCGGGAGTTGCTTGGCGAACATGATCACAGTCGTCGTCGAGGTCGATTCGACGCCAGCCCCGCAGACGTGGACTGGGTCGACCGCCACGGTCGCCGTAGACGGCGTGTCCGGTGAGTTCTCAACACCACATCCCACGATCAAGTCGTCGAACACGCAAGCGGGAACCAGCCTCTCCGGTGCGTCGAACTTCACGCTCCCATCAGGGGCAGCGACCGGCGACCTGGTGCTGTACTTCGTGTCGTGTGACAACACGTCGACCACGGCAATCAGCGCGTCAACTGGTTGGGCGACCGTCGACGCGCAGATCATCACGTCGAACGTTCACCGCGCCAGCGTGTTCGCACGAGTCCTCACCGGCACAGGTGGCGACAACATCCTCAACCCGAACGGCGCCGCACAGGACTACACCTGCATCGGTGTGTGCATCGACGCCACACAGCACCCGTTCACCACCTCAACGGATCTCACGTCAGCCCTGTTCGATGCTGGCACGTTCTCGGCGTCGAACGGTTCAGCGAACCCACCGAACTCGAACCCAGGCACGTCCGACGACTATCTGTGGTTGACGTACGCGTGTATTGACAAGTCCGCGGCGGGCAACAGCATCACGGCACCGCCGACGAACTTCACGTCGATCGCAACATCAGACTCGGCGGCGTCGAACTCATCGAGTTTCGCGATGCTGGCCCAACGTCGCACCACCGCATCGAGCCAGGACCCGGGCACGTTCACGAACACCTCCCGACCGTGGATCGCGTTCACGTTGGCGATCTCACCGCCCGCCAGCGGCGACCAGACGTGGACCGGCTCGACCGCAACGGTGCTCATGTCAGGCGTCTCCGGCGCATTCGTTGCCGACCAGACATGGGCCGGGTCGACCGCCACGATCACCGCAACGGGAGTCAGCGGAACGTTCACCGCCGCGGCGACCTGGCCAGGATCGACGGCGACGATCGTCGCAGCTGGTGTCAGCGGCACGTTCTCGGCTGGCACCGCGACTTGGTCAGGCTCGACCGGCACAGCAGCACTCACCGGCGTATCCGGTGAGTTCGGCCCGGGCGCCGTCAGCTGGGCCGGGTCGACCGCCACGATCTCGGCCGACGGAGTCTCCGGAATCTTCACGGCAGGCCCAGTGACATGGACCGGATCGACAGCATCGATCTCGATCGAGGGCGTGTCCGGCGAGTTCGCCGGCGCCACCGGCCCGCAGACATGGACCGGATCAGCCGGCAACATCACCGTGACGGCCGTGTCCGGCGAACTCCTGGCCGGCAGCGTCACATGGCCCGGCAGCAACGCCACAGCCACCGTCACGGGTGCGTCCGGCACGTTCAGCCCCGGTACCGCTCTCTGGTCGGGATCGGTCGGCTCGGCCGCGATCAGTGGCATCAGCGGCACGTTCTCGGCGTCGACCACATGGACCGGATCGAGCGGCTCGATCAATGCCGCCGGCATCAGCGGAGCGTTCACCCCCGGCGAAGTCGACTGGCAGGGCTCGACCGCTACGGCGACATTCACTGCGACGTCGGGCGAGTTCACCCCCGGCGCTGCAGCATGGACCGGAACACCCGGCCTGGTCGTCATCGAAGGCGTCTCCGGCGAGTTCGGTGCACCATCCAACGGACCATCCATCACTGGTGACCTCGCACTGGTCGATCTCACCGTCGCTCGCAGCGCTACCAACCTTGCGGTTGCTCGCGACCTCGCCGACCTCACCTCGACCCGCAGCCTCGCTGACCTCACCTCAGCACGAACCGTCACGGAGATCCTGTGAAACTCGTTCCTTGCCACGCCGGCGACATCGGCGATACTCGCACCGTCCGACTCGATGGCGTCGAAGACCTCGAGAACGTTGAGGCCATCGAGGCTCACGTCGCCCGTTCCGGCGTCACTGCGACGCTCAGCTGCAGCGTCGCCGACGCCAGCGAACGCACTGTGATCATCGCGCTCGGAACCGCAGAAAGCGATTGGCTGCCATCCGGACCAGCGACCGGTCAATGGCTCGTCCAGATCGAAGTGACATTCGACAACGGCGACAAGCTCACCTGGCCATCGGCCGGCGACCGCGGCGCATTCACCCTCGAGGTGTACCCGCAGCTCGGATAGAACGTCCGATACGGCGTGACAAGTCGTGACAACTTCATCGGTTTCGAGGGTCGTTTGACGTCGCCCATCTGAGGTGAAACCCAGCAAACTCGGTCGAGCACTGCCCTCGGACGGCCTTCACACGGCAGGGGTCGGGGGTTCGAGTCCCTTATCGCCCACCAACTAAAGCCCCAGGTCACGGCCGGTTTTCCGGTTTGTGACCTGGGGCTTTTTGCGTTCCGGCGTGACAACTCCGTGACAACGACTCCGAGAAATGCGATGCTCACGGCATGACAAAGGGGGTCGATCAGCTCAAGTCCGGACGCTGGCGGTGGCGAGTGACGGTGGACGGAGTGCCGCAATCGGGTGTGTGTGACACGGAATCCGAAGCTCGTCGAGCGCGTCTTGACGCTGAGCTCGGAGCACCCAACCGGCGACTCACATCCGAGCGAGCGACGGTGCAAGACGTGCTGGATGTGTGGGTGTCCGGCGTCCGTCATCAGCCGTCGACCGCTGAGCGCTGCAGGATCGCCATAGCAGCCATCCCGCCGACGTTCTGAATCATCGTAGCCCGCCGTTACTTCTGACGTAATGGTGTAGTTACATCTTGCGTATTTCACGTATGACACGTAACATACGTTTCATGCAGAAGCCGACACCTCAGGAACCACGGTTCGATCCGACCCTCCTGAGGGACATCACAGACGAGTGGATCGCTCATTGCGGCGTTCGGGTGCAACGTCGCCGGGAGGCGTTCGGGCTGCATCGCCGAGAGCTCGCTGAACTGGTCAACTCAAGCGAGCCGACGATCATCCGAATCGAGGCTGGAACCCTGAATCCCCGCGATCATCTCCGGATCGCCATTGCCGGGGTCCTGCGGTGCGAAGTGGCCGAGCTGTGGCCGTACCCGCCCCACGACCAGGTTGCCGCTCGAGCGCTGGCGGTCGCGTGATGAACATCACGCCCGTTCTCATCGCCGACGAAGCGGCCGCTATCGCGCGGGTGACCAAGCCCGAGCTGTTCGTGATGGTGCGCACCGGCGAGTTTCCACCGCCGCTCAATCCGTCGCGACACGCCCGCTCTTGGCGCTGGTCCCCTGTGGCTGTTGAGCAATACGTCGCAGGAGAGTGGTCCGCACGACCCGCAGCCGAGCCCCTCCGGAGCGTGGCGTCATGAAAGCCCTCGCAGCGTTTGCCGGCTGCGCCATCGTCGGTGTCGGCGCAGCCCTCGCTCTGACCTGGATCGCCATCGCGGTGACGGCATGAGTCAGTCGATCGATCATGTCGCCGAGCTGCAGGAGCTCGCCATCTCGCCCGAGGTCCGTCGTATCCGCCTCGACGCTCAGATGATCGCCGCCCGCATCGACGAGTGGGAGCCAGCACCGTTCGAGGCCGTCGACCACCTCCCGCCGTTCGGGATCAGTCGGCCGACGTGCTGCGACGCCCGGGACTACCACCACGACGGCCGAGTCGGCCAGTGCGGCCGTGCGCTGCAGGCGATGTGTGACCACATGTCCGAGCGCGCTGAGCGTGAAGCCCGAGAGCGAGGTCGAGTCGCATGAGGGCCTTCGCCATCGCTCTGGTCACAGCGGTGATCGTCGTCGCCGTGATCTCGGTCTACCTCGCCGAGCACCGCTGCCCCCAGTGCGGCCGCGAGTTCGAGAGCAGCGACGCCATGTACCGCCACCTCGATCGTTCCCACCTCAACTGAAAGGCCCACCGATGAGCACCAAGACCCGGTACGCCGCGGCGATCGTCGACGTTGTCGGCGTCTCGTTCGTGTCGACCTATCCCGACAACCTGCACCGCCTCGGCCGACTCGTGGCCGAGGCCGACGCCTTCGGCGAACCGCTCGTGGCGGTGCTCAAGCGCAATCCGGCCAACAAGTTCGACACGAACGCCGTCGAGGTCCACGTGCCCGCTCTCGGGTCGCTCGGCATGGTCGGTCACGTCTCGAAAGAAACAGCGGCGCGGCTTGCTCCGCTGATGGATGCCGACGTGCCGTTCCGTGGCTCTGTCGCTGCCGTGCGGGTCGATCCGTGGCATCCGGACCGCCCGGGCGTGAGTGTGTCGATCGAGCGCATTGAGGTCGGGTCGTGAACCGTCCTGACGTGATCGCGATCAAGTGGGGCGTCGAGATGCACACGATCGCTGCGACCCGTACAGACCGTCGCGCCGTTCGGCAGAACTACCGTCGACACCTCGAGCACGAGCGCAAGTACCCGGAGTACGCGCCGATCGGCGGCTGGCCGCAGATTCGTCAGGTCGGCCACGCGTTCGCCCTGGCCACCTTGTTGTTCCATTCATTGCCGGACGGACGCACTCTCAAGTACTGGATGGTGTCATGAGCATCCGACTCGACACACGCGCCGCCGACGTCGTCATCGAGCGCAAGCCCGGCGAGTTCGCTCGGCACCCGAAGACCGGCGCGCCGTACGTGAGTGACCCGACCAAGACCCGCAAGCCGACCGGCACCAAGGCGCAGCTGCTCGCCAAGTGCGCCGAGCGCGGCATCGAGGTGCCGCCGAAGGCCACGATCCCCGTGCTGCAGGAGCTACTCGGCCCCGAGCAGGCGGCGCCGGTGCAGTACGGCCGACCGTCGTCGCTCGGCAAGCAGGTCGAGAACACGACGAACCTGCAGAAGTGGTCCGAGCGAGCCGTCGCCCTCGGCATGTTCCTCGACTTCATCGCCGCGGCCGAGGACGTCAACACGCCGTCGCTGCTCGTCGGCATGGACGAGCTGGCCGACGGGCAACTCAACCTCGACGACGACGAGGCGCGCGAGCTGCTCGACAAGATCGCCGTGCGAGCCAAGAACATCGCCCAGGCCGGCATCGCCGCCGAGCGCGGCACACACACCCACGCACTGACCGAGGACTTCGACAACGAGGCCGACTGGATCGAGCGGGCTCGCAGCGGCGCCGATCTGGGCATCCCCGTCGAGGCGCAGCGGGCGCTCGTGGCCGCATGGGAGCAGATGCTTGATGCCGAGGGCATCGAGATCCTGGCCGTGGAGACGGCCGTCGTAGATGACATCTGGCGCCAGGCCGGCACGCTCGACCGCATCGCACGGCTGACCCGTGCTCGTTCGTTCACGATCGCCGGCGGCGAGATCGTCACTCTCCCTGCGGGATGGTGCGGCGTGCTCGATGTCAAGACCGGCGGGCTGCGCATCGACCGCAACGGCCATCCCGAGTACTGGCACGGCTATGCGGTGCAGATCGCCTCCTATGCCCAGGCGGTGCCGTATGACCCCGACACCGACACCCGCGGCGAGTGGGAGTGGCCGATCGACCAGGCGTACGGGATCATCGCTCACCTCGACGTGAAGTCGGCACTCGCCGGCAACGCCGAGTGCCGTCTCGTGCTCGTCGATCTCGAGGCCGGCCGGTACGCCGGTCAGATGTGCGTGGCTGCCCGTGAGTGGGAGAAGCGGCGCAACGTGTTCTCGCTGGTCGTCGACCAGCCGGTCGTGGTTCCGGTGGTTGCCCCCGCCGTCGAGCCGCAGGGAGCGGGGGTCAGCATCCCAGCCTCCGCTCCCATCTTCGAGACTCCTGCCCCACCAACACTGGGTGCCGAGTCTGACGCAGCTGCCGGGGAGGGCCCCAACACCTCCCCGGCAGAGCTGCCTTCCCGCGATGCGCTGCGCGAGCGCAAGAAGGCGATGCGGCTCTCGGCCGTGTCGGCAGGCTGGGTCGACCAGTTCGACCGGCAGTGGCTCTCGTACGGCATCGGACCCTCGTCCACCGAGGTCGAGATCAAGGCAGCGCTCGATGCGATCGAGCCGCCGTTCGACATCGTCGTCGAGCCGCAGCCGCGGCCGGTGGCTGAGCCCGTCGAGCAGCCTGCACCTCAGGAGATGGCCAACCCTGACCGCGTCGCCGAACTACTCGCCACCATCAGGGAGTCGCCGCAGCTGATCGTGGTGAACGCATGGCTCGGCCAGGCCCGCGATGCGAACGCCACTTGGTCGCCGCGAGTGTCGCCGACGAAGCGCAACTGCCACGTCAGCCTCGCAGCACTCGCGCTCGCCGAACTGACCGACGGCGACGACGAGATGTCACGCCTCGTGCTGAACGTCGCCACCCGCGACGAGCTGCCGGTCGCGCCGATCGGCGTTCTGCTCGGCTGCCTCTCGATCGACGAGGCCCGCCGGGTCTTGGCCGTGGTGAAGGCCATGGCGTCTCTCGATCTCGTCCCCATCTTCCCGGAACACGCACCCGCGTTCATCCGTGGAGACGTCGCCGCCGTCCTGGCTGCGGCGTAACACACCCAACCCCATGCAGGCCCGGACCGGGCAAGGAGAAATACATCATGGCAATTGCAGCACCCACCGCGACGGGAGCGCCCTTCGCGAAGCTCGTCGAACTCGGCGACACCATCATCGGCGCACTCGCATCCAACCCCAGCGAGTCACGTCGCCAGCAACGCAACTACGACACTCGCCAGCCAGCGTTCAAGGACGATGGCACCACGCCATTGCTCGAGGAGGTCCTGCACCTCGTGGCGATGCCTGGAACCACAGCCAAGCTCGGCGAAGCCGATCGTGGCTACGAAGTCGTCGAGCCGAGCACGCACATCCGCTACACCGTGTCGGGATTCAAGTGGGGTCAGGTGATCGACGCTCGCAAGCGACTTCCGGCCGCTCCTGGCATTCGAGCCGGGCAGGACGCATCCGGTGACGTGTACGAGATCACCCTGGCCGGTTGGTCGGCCGAGACCAAGAACGCCGACGCTGCGGTCAAGGCGGGGTTCGTCGTCGCCGACGGGCGAATCGTGCTGCGGAGCCAGGACGACAAGGACCGCTATGTGCTCGCTCAGTCCCGCAATGGCGGCAACACCAACCCCGCCAAGGACGTGACGATCACGGTCCGACGGCCGACTGCGGCCGAGGCGCAATGGGAGAAGCTCGCCGACGAGCTGTACCTCACCAAGCCGTGGACGCGCATGTCGGCAGCTGCCGACGACGAAGGCGGAGCTGATCCGTTCGGTCCAGCGCCCACCCCGACACCGGCCGACGACTTCATCGAGTTCTAGCTCGTAACGGCAGCAACGATCGCCGCCCAGCCTCCTTTCGGCTGAGGCGCTGCCGTCCCCGCTGACGATCCCAACCAAAGGGGGAGGCGTCGGCACCACGGGGCGAGAGCGATCGGGAGCAGCGAGCGGGCACAGGACCGCCGCCGGGTTCACGACCGGGCGCTGCACTCCACCCTCGCCAGAGGGACGAAGTTCACCGGCCCGCTCGGGCCACAACCACCCAGGGGGTACCCATGATCGACGACCTCGATCGACTCATCGCCGACCTCGAAGGCAAGCGCCAGCAGCTCCTCGACGGCATCGAACATCTGCAGCGAGCTCGGGCCGTGCTCGACCCTGAGAGCGTCGCTGACGACGAACCGCCAACGACGGTCGCTCTGCCTGTCGAGGTGGTGCAGGTGGCGACGGCGAAAGCAATGCGCCCAAAGACCGCCAGCAAGAAGCCACGCGGCGGCGACCCGGTGGACTGCCCCGACTGTGGGCGAAGGTGCGGCAGTGCCGC